CACCACCTACTGGTCTATATACATACTTGTCAGCTCAAGCTTATCTTGATTCTGAAGGCGCACCACGTGATGGCCGTCGTTCATGTATCGTAGAACCATTTACTTCAGCTACTATTGTTGATAGCTTAAAAGGTCTATTTGTACCTACTGCTGAAATTTCAGCTCAGTACACTAAAGGCTTAATGGGTCGTGATTCAGGTGGTATGAACTGGAAGTTAGATCAAAACATTGTATCTCAAACTTTTGGTAACTTTTCATCATCTACAGTAACAGCTTCAGTAGCTACAACGACTGCAACTGGCTTCTTAACTTCAGGTTGGGCTTCACAATCTACAATTACATTGACTGCTGCTAATACAGGTACAATCAATCTAAATGCAGGTGATACATTCCAAATCGCTGGTGTTTATGCAGTCAATCCGCAAAATCGTCAAGCTTACGGTACTAACAAATTACGTTCATTCGTAGTTAAATCTGCTGTATCAGTAGCTTCAGGTTCTAGCGTTTCAGTAACAGTATCACCTGCTGTAATTACTGCGGGTCAATTCCAAAACGTATCTGTACCTACTCCTGCTGCTTCTGCTGCTGTAACATTCTTTGCTTCACAATACAATGCAAGTGGTAGTGGTATCGTTTCACCACAAAACATTGTGATGCACCGTAATGCGTTCACAATTGCTATGGCTGACTTAGAATTGCCAGAGGGTGTACACTTTGCTGGTCGTGCTTCTGATAAAGAAATCGGTTTATCAATGCGTGTAGTTCGTCAATACACTATTAATAACGATTCTATCCCTACTCGTGTTGATGTTTTATACGGTTGGGCACCTCTTTACCCAGAACTAGCTTGCCGTGTTGCAGCTTAATTTAACGGATAAAGGAAAATATCATGGCTAATCCAGGACCAGCAGTAACCACCTCAGCTCACCCAAGTAATGTAACAACTAATCAGACACAACGATTATTGGGTGTACTTAAAGGTGTAAACGTAAATGCAGCATCTGGGAGTTTTTTCCCTTTGAATATCATTAACTCTACAACTTACCAACCTAACTTATTAGTAGTTACTAACTCTAATAACGCAGGTGCAGCTACAGGTACTTTAACTAGCTTAGTATTAGGTATTACTACAACAGGTAGCGGTACACCAACTTCATTGTTTGGTGCTATTACTGCTTCACAATTAGCTACAGTTCTTGGTGTGAGCCAAGTGGCAGCTTCTGCGGTAGTAACTGCTTATAACCAAGCAGCGTTATATGTCAATATTGCAACTACTACAGCAGTAGTTGGTACTGTTGATGTTTACGTTTACGGTTACGACTTTAGTTAATACTAAGTAATGCAAAGAAAAAAGACATACTCAAAAGGTGTGTCTTTTTTTATTTAATCATCTATAATTGAAGTACCTTATTTAAAGGAAATTATCATGTCATCTACCACTATTGCTCGTGGAAATGCAATTACCACTTTTTACATTGGCCCATCTATAACACCAGTAGCTGTAGCTGCTAATACAACAGCAGTACAAACTTTTAATTTACCTGGCTTACAAGTAAATGATCTTATTCTGTCCTATGGTTACGTAGCTAATCAAATTGCAGGTATATGGATTGCTGAAGCTGATTGCTTAACTGCTGGGGTATTAACACTTCAGTTTGGTAATAATACTGCTGCACCTGTTACTCCTACACCTGGTATTTATGAGTTTCAAATTGTAAGAACAGAAACTTATCCATTACCAACTACTGCTGTTTAAGGGGAATAATCATGGCCTATAACTCAGCATTTACACCTTTTGGGCCTACTTATTTAGTAGGGAGTTTGGCTGCTGTTCAAGTAAAAACTACGAATAACGTATATCCTAGCGGTTATCGTTTTGTAAATATTACTGCAAGTTTAATTAGAGTATCTTGGCAACCACAAGAACCTTCTGATGCGACTTCTACACCGGTAGTAACAGCACCTGCTTTAACAGTTCCATCAGCTAATACTATTGCTATTCCTGCAAATGGTGTGGCGGTACTTAGTGGCATTCCACCTAATGCGTGGTTCTTATCTAGTGCAGCATCTAGTGTAGAAATCACACCAGGCGAAGGACTAAACTAATGGCTAACTCTAATCAAGTTGCAAGTACATCAACTCAAAATATTGTACCTGTTCAAGCAGCATTTAATACTGCTGGTGCTTGTTTAGGATTAGTTGGCCCTGGTGGCGTTTACTTTTCACCACCTTTAATTGGTGATGTAATTACAGGTGCAACGATTGATAGTTCTGTAATTGGTGGTACAACACCATCAACAGGTAACTTTACTTCACTTAGTTTAGGTGGGACAGTTATTGCATCTAATGTTGCACCTGCTATTGCTAGTGGTTTTGGTACAACGCCTACTATTACAGGCACTAATACTTTTGGTTTTAAAATAGTAGTAGGTACTGGTGGTGCTGCTAATGGTGTTATTACATTACCTGCTGCACCTACAGGTTGGGTAGTAACTGGATATGACACAACTAACTCTGCAACCATATTTATTCAACAATCAGGATATAGTACAACAAGTGCTACGATAGTTGGATATAGCATGACAACAGGTTTAGCTGCTAACTTTAGTGCTGGTGATGTTTTAATACTTACTGCTTCACCTTTTTAAAGGAATATTATGGCTGGCCCAAGTTCAACCGTAGATCAGAATCTACTGCCGGTACAGGCATACTTTGATGTCTATGGGAACTTTCAGACATTTATAGGTCAAGGTCAGCCATTCTTTGCTACATTTAATCCTAATCAATCAGGGTTACATATTACTAATAGTACGATTGATAGTACGACAATCGGTGCTACAACACCATCAACAGGTGTTTTTACTAACGTATTAGGCACTACAGGTCAAATCAGCACAACACCTAGTGCTAATATTGATATAGCTAATAAATTCTATGTTGATACTGTTGCTCAAGGTTTAGGCCCTAAAGCAGCGTGTCAAGTTGCTACTACAGTAAATCTTACTAGCTTATCGGGTCTATTATTAATTGATACTTATCAAACAGTAGCCGGTGATCGTGTCTTAGTTAAAAATCAAAGTTCAAGTCAATTTAACGGCATCTATATAGCCTCTACGACTGCATGGAATAGAGCAACTGATATGGACATATGGGCAGAAGTGCCTGGTGCATACACAGTCATTCTAAATGGCTCTCAGCAAGATACTGGGTGGGTATGTACAGCGACTTCAACAGGTACTATTAATGTAACTGCTATGCCTTGGGTACAATTTTCTAGTTTAGCTACTTATTATGCAGGTACTGGCTTAAGTCTTAGCTCAAATACTTTTAGTATTACACCAGTAGGTACAGCAGGTACATATGGTTCAGCAAGTGCAGTACCAGTATTTATTACTAATGCTAGTGGTCAAGTAACAAGTGTAACTAATACTTCTATTGCGATTGCTAATACTGCGGTTAGTGGCTTAGGTACAATGAGTACACAAAATGCTAATAATGTAGCTATCACAGGTGGCACAATTAATACTGCCACAATAGGTCAATCTACAGCAGGTTTAATTACAGGCACTACAATAACTGCTAATACTCAATTTACAGGCGCAGGTACAGGCTTAACAGGTACAGCAACATCATTAAACATTGGCGGTAATGCAGCCACAGCTACAAGTGCTACAAGTGCAAGTTCAGTTACTAATAGTGCTACATTTAATAGTGGTGGCGCAGGTGGTGCTTCACCAATCACTTTTAATGGATCAGTTGCACAAACTATCTCATACAATACAATAGGCTCTCCTAGCGTTACAGGTGCAAATGCTTCAGGTACTTGGTCAATAGGTATAACAGGTAATGCTGGTACAGTAACAAACGGATTATATTCAAATGGTAGTTATTCACAGCCTACTTGGCTAACTTCTATTTTAGGTTCAATAGTAAGTGGTGCTGTAGCAAATGCTACTTTATCTGCTAGTGCTACAAACGTAGCAGGTGGTACAACAGGTGCTATTAATTATCAATCAGGTGTAGGTGCAACTTCATTTTTAACGCTTGGTACTACAAACTATGTTTTAACTGCTGGCGCAACTGCACCTCAATATGTAGCTCAATCTACTTTAAGTGTAGGCTCTGCAACGACTTCTACGACTGCAACTAATTTAGCAGGTGGTGTTGCTAGTAATATCCCTTACCAAACAGGCGCAGGTGCGACAAGTTTTATAGGTAATGGTACAGCAGGGCAGTTCTTACAATCTAATGGGGCAAGTGTACCTACATGGGCTACACCTGTTAGTTATGCGACTGTTACTGACGATACAACGACTGCTACGACACGTTACCCATTATTTGCTAATCAAACAACAGGCAATCTTTCTACTACTTACACAAGCTCTACTAAGTATCAATACGTACCCTCTACAGGTACATTGACTGCAACTGTATTTAGTGGAAGTGGTGCAAGTTTAACTTCTATACCTAATGGTGCTTTAACTAACTCAAGCGTAACGATAGGCTCTACTGCTGTATCACTAGGTGCAACAGTTACTACTTTTGCAGGATTAACTTCTGTAACTTCTACTACTTTTGTAGGCGCATTAACAGGTAATGCTAATACGGCTACAAGTGCAACAACAGCGACTAATGCAACAAACGTAGCTGTAACAGATAATACAAGTTCAGTAGCGACTTGGTACCCTACTTTAGTATCAACTACGACAGGTAATTTACCTATAACAACTAGCTCTACTAAGATTAGCTTTGTACCTAGTACAGGTGTTTTATCAGCAACTTCTTATAGTGGATCTGGTTCTTCTTTAACTTTTGGTACAGGTACTTTATCTCTTGCAGGAAATTTAACTCATTCTGGCGCATTTACACAAACATTTACTGCTACTGCAAATACATCATTAACATTACCTATAAGCGGTTATTTAATTAGTACAGTTACTAATATGGCTGCTAATCCTGTTACAGGGACACCTTCAGCAATAACTTTTTTACGTGGTGATGGAACTTGGGCAACTCCAGCAGGTGCAGGTACAGTTTCTTCAGTAGGTCAAACTTTTACTGGCGGTTTAATTTCTGTAAGCGGTTCACCAATTACAACAACAGGTACTTTAGCTTTAACAGTAGCAGGTACATCTGGTGGTATTCCATATTTTGATAGTGCTACTTCATGGGCTACATCTGCTGTTTTAACTGCTAATGCTTTAATGAAAGGTGGTGGTGCTGGTGTTGCGCCATCTACTATTACAACAGGTACAGGCGTTATAACAGCATTAGGGGTTAATACAAATGCTGCAGGTTCATTTGTTGTTTATAATAATGGATTAGGTACGCCATCATCAGGAGTGGCAACTAATTTAACAGGTTTACCATTAACGACAGGCGTTACAGGTACGCTAGGAGTTGCAAATGGAGGTACTGGTGCAGCAACATTAACAGCAAATAATGTAATTTTAGGAAATGGCACTTCAGCAGTTCAAGTAGTTGCACCAGGCACATCAGGAAATGTATTAACAAGTAATGGTACAACGTGGTCAAGTATTGCTGCTAGTTCAGGCTTATTACTTAATGCTCAATATATTACGGCAACAGGTACTTATACTCCAACATCAGGAACTACTTTTGTTATTGTAGAAATATGGGGTGCAGGTGGTGGTGGTGGCGGTAGTGTTGCAGGTGGCTATGTTTCAAGTGGTGGGGGTGCTGGTGGTTATGCACGTAAAAAAATTACTTCAGCATTTAGTGGAGTAACTGCTACTATTGGCGCAGCAGGTACAGTAGGCTCAACGGCAGGTAGTAATGGCGGTACAGGTGGTACATCATCATTTGGTGCTTTAGCTTCTGCAACTGGTGGAGTAGGTGGAACAGGTCAGACTGCTACTTCTCAATGTGTTGTACCTGGTACTGGTGGTGCTGGTGCAAGTGGAGATTTAAACTTAACAGGCAATCCTGGTACAAGTGGTAGCTTTGGTGCAGGTACTGTTCAAGTTGTAGGTCATGTAGGTGGTGCATCAAGTCTAGGTGGCGCAGGTTATGGTAAAGGTTATCCTAGTGCTGCATCTGCTGGTGTAGCTGCTGCAACAAATTCAGGTTCTGGTGGTGGCGGTGGATATGCTGCTGCTACAACGGCTGTTACTGGTGGCTTAGGTGGCTCAGGATTAATAATCGTTTGGGAATATAAATAATGCAAGCACTAATATCACCTGAAGAACACAATCGTATTGCAGAGGTGACAGTACAATCATTTGAAGTAGCACAGCCTTTATAT